CCGCCTCAATCTCGCTCACTTCCTCGTCTTCTTTTTGGCCGCGCTTAATGCTTTCGTCTTGGTCAAGACCCGGTAAGTTACCGCCTTGTTGAATAGGTATTTGTGGTTGTGCCATAGTTTATTGTGAATATTTTGATCGGATTTTTGCTAGTTGGGATTGCTCTTCTTCCTCGTTAGCAATGTCGGTGTTAGGTAAAAGTGATTGTGCAATTGCTAAAGGCCCAGAAAATTTTGACAATAATGGAAACGCCTTGGGGGCCAACGTCCCTAAATTGGCTGCGTTAATAGCGGAATTAAATTCGTTGCCGCGCTCCATGTCGCTGTATACTCCCATCGCTGGCAAAACATTAAGCGCTTTACCACCCAAGTTGCTAATTGCTTTTGCCGGCGTTGCCGCGTATTTTTGAATTGCTTGTTGTGTTTCGTAGCTTGGCGTAAACGCGTGTTTCATTTGGTTAAGGGTTTTACCTATGAACCCAGGTTGTGGGTTTCCTTGTGGTGTTGACTGCGTTTGATGCGTGAAGTAATCCGGGTTAAACGGGCCCCACGCCTCGGCCTTTGGTCCGCCCATAATGGCTGTGTTTTGCTCGTGTAAATGCGCCGGTATGGCCTCCTGGCCCAGGGTATGGGACAGGTTATCCAGAAACTCCTTGGGGTACTTTAAGTTGCTCTTGGTTGTGACCACCGCGGTGTCCTCAAACGGGCCAAATGGTAAATTGGGCTGCGCGGGGATGGTCTTAATATTTTTAATTTTGTGGCCCCGGTCCTCCAGGGCACGAATGATCTGCTCGTCGCTTAGTGAGTTTTTTTCACCGCCAATATTTTTACCGATGTTTAACGTCATCGTGGTGGCGTGGCCGCCGTCACGAAATTTTGGTGGTGTTTGGCCATTCGCCATCATCTCCGCCTGCATCATCTCGGGCGACAACGTGGTTTGCTCCATCAGAATTTGTTTGGGAGATTTTAAAATGTCCATATCTGTATTAATACACAAAATTTTGTTTGGTCGCCCTAAACGGCGTACGGATTTACAAATCTTTTTGAGTACCGGTCGTCAACGTAGGAATAATCGCGCGCCGGCAACGGGTCCAGTTGGATCCACCCGGAGTCACGTAAGACGCGCAAAGATTGCGTTAGTGAGTCCACGTAGTCGTCGTGGCCCTTGGCCTCGGGGAACGAGCACACCTGCCGTATGAATCGTTTGGCCCAGGAGGCAAACTCACCTTTTTGTTTTGCGTCTTCGGGGATAAACACTTTCCCTTTGGCAATGATAGGCGCCACAATGTTGAGCCGTTGCACCTTGTCCGCTCGGCCGGGGTTGTACCCCCGAACCGGCACGCCGGCGCCTTGCAGTTCCTGTATCAACGAGATACCCGCGGATTTGTCCTCCATAAGAAGTAGGTCCGCCTTGCGGCCCTTACCAAACTCATTGTCCGCGCCGTAGACCACCTCCTTAAAGTCATCAATCACCTTGCGGCGCAGTTCGGGGTACGCCAAGTGGCCGTCCCAGGCGTCCAATAAAATAATTGCCGTGCCCGCGTCTTGCTGTTCAAACACACCCCAAACCGTACACGCGGTTGGGTCATTTGCGGTTTTTTCTGAGGTTGCTGGGTCGTAGCTGGCGATTACGTATTCCAGGGTTGGGGTGGGCTTGTTGGCTGGCCACATGCGGAAGTGTTTGCGCTTCACAATCCCGGCTTCTTCTGGGTCAAGGATCTCGCCGTAAATTTCTTGACGCCCGAGGCTTGTGCCGTCGTATGATTCAAGCTGCTTGAAAAACGTATCCGACAGGTTGGCGCGGTTGTCGTACGAGCTGGCGTTCGCCACGTACACGTCGCCGCCGACTTTGCCCTCGTTTAAGTCAACGATTAGCTCCAGGGGTTTAGGCGTGGTGGTGATGATTTGTTGCACACGCTCAATGCGCGGGTCGGTAAGACGCAGCGTAAACTGCGCCTGGTCATACGCGTCGTCGATGTATTCAAACGCGCACAGCTCGTCAAACCACGCGCCGTGGTATTGCTTACCGCGGTAACGTTCTGGTTCGGAGCCCGGTATGCCCTGGATCAAGGAGCCATTTACTAAGGTAATCTCCAGGAGCGACTTGTTGTAGTCACGAATAATTGAGTTAGGTAGAATGTTGATCAACCCGGAGTCACCCTCAAAACACGTTGCGCGGATGTCATTCGTGGTTGGCGCGGTGACAAGCCAACGGGTTTTGTCGTAGCGCCAGGCGCGTTCGCCAATCCAATTTGAGGCGGTCCAGGTTTTACCCGCGCCTCGGCCGGCTAGCATTAAAAATGTGTCGTACTCGCCGTCCTCTGGCGGTCGCTGATGCGCCAAGGCCTGCAGCTCATATTTTACCAGCCACAACGCCGCGTCTAGCTCCGGTTTGGGCCAGTGCTGGTTTTGTTCTGCGAATTTTTTAAGGAGAAGCTCCTGTTTTGGGTTTAACGACACGCGATGAATCCCTCCCCGACTAAAAATGTGCCATCCTCGCCGTTGGTTTTGATGTGAACACACATCTGGCTTGGTATTTGTTCAATTTCTTTAATAAATCGCCGGCTTTCGTGGACCTTAATGGGCGGCGAGTTCTGAAAACTCACTAATTGGCGCCGGCATTTGAAGTCCAGGCGGTACCAATTAAAATATTCGTTTTTTTTGAGTGTTGTTTTGAAGCCCAGCGATTCAACAAGGCTTTGAAACGTTCGAATTTGGTTCCAACTTCCTGAATTTAAAGAAAAAACATCTTTTTTTGTGTTGTACTGCCGCGGCCGGGCCATTAAAATACCTTTTAACAGCTCGGTTCGCTGCTCCTCGTTAGATAAAAGATAATTTGTTGGTATCTCGGTGGGCACAAACGGAATTAACTGGTGCTCAATCTTTGGCGTGGTTGTAAAAATAAGGAATTGCCTGTCGCGACGAATTTTTTTAATTTGGTACCCGCAGCTAATAAATTTTTCGGCGATTTCGTCCCAGAATTTTTCTTGAACTGACAGGTTCTGAAGTTTTGTGCGGCCAATAAACCAGTAACCGAACACAAACGGCGGAACCGGCAGGTCCTGCGTTGGGAATTTAAGGGGCTTGCATGTTGGGATGGAGAACGCGGAGCGGTTCCGGCTCATTTTTAAGGAGTGGTTCACCAGCTCCGTGACACGGACCGGCTTTAACGGGCGTCTGAATTCATTTACGCCGCGGTACTCATGCGTACGCTTGCGGTACTTGGGGGTCTCAACCAGGAACTCGGTGTTACTGTCGCATTTGATCGTCATGAGGTCGTTGAGCCACACCCGGTAGCAACTTTCGGCAAGGTACTCCTGGACCAGGTTAACGCGCACCGGGTTGCCTTTTTGGTCAAACACGTAATCACCAACGGCGATTTCATTTGCGGGCTTCCAGTAATCAAGCGTCAAAATTTTTTCATTTGATGGGACGGACATAGTTTTCTATTCAAACATATATACTGCTTATTAATACAAAATTTATTTGTTTTGCGCCCCGATAAACCCAGAATATTTTTAAAAGCCATAGAAGACATAGTAGCACGCCCTTTTTAGTCACCCAGGGGTATATCTTTTTATTTTATTAAAAAAATTAAAAAAAGAATAAAATACCCTGTCTTCTATGTCTTCTAGTACAAATTTCACATTGTGAAATATTTGTTGTAAAAAAACAACACTTTTTTGTGCATTTTTAAAAAAAAAAAATTTTAGGTGAAAAATTAAAAAAATGTTGGTGTTTCCGTAAACTACGGATTTGTGGGGCCCCCCGCACCAGGTTGGTGCACAGGACCCAAAATGGGGCATGCCTGCACAAAAAAGGGGCGGCTATGCACCACATTGGTGCGTTGGTGCACAGGCGTGGTGCACGCTGCACCACATTGGTGCGGAGCGAAGTGAGTGTTTACTTACATCCGAGCCTAAGCAAGAACCGTGCCAGTTAGCTTAGGCGCCCACGGCGCAACCGAGCGCAGATGAGAATGATTCTCATTCGCATTTAGGCAAGACGCAAGCAAGAACCGTGCCAGTCTGCGCAAGCAAGAACCGTGCCAGTCTGCGCATGTGAGAATAACTCACAACCCAACCGAGCGCAGATGAGAATGATTCTCATTCGCATTTAGGCGGGGCGCGCGCCGTGTCAATTAGGGTTTACCCTGTGTTGCGTGGGCGCCACACTGCGGGCTTGTCAATTAGGGTTTACCCTGTGTTGCGTAAATACAACGCGTGTGCGAAATCGGACAGGTGGGGTGTGAGAAAAACTCACTGCCACCCAATTCCCACGCGTCCCCACGTCTTCCCACTAATTACCACATTGTGAAAAGGCAATTTAAACGCGATTAGAGGCACCTAGGAGACGCGATCAGC